GTCTTCGCATCATAATCAACATTCACATTCATGCCGATGCTTGTAAACTCTGGGTCTACGAACTCTGTCAATATTGAGATGGGCTGTCTAGGTTCGATGTAATCTTTTAATATTCGATCCTTATCAATAGCTGTAATAATGAAGCCATCTTTTGCCTGTAAAGAAACAAATACTTTACCGTAAATTGGGGGTACATTTCTTTCGCCGCCCCATACAGCAACTGATTTTACATTAGGATTGTTGTCTAATATCAAACTCTGATAATCGTTTGCTGTTACTGCTCTATTTTTTGTAGCGTTGAATCTCGGAGCACTAAAACGTATGCTGTCAGTACTCTCCTGCTCAGAACCACCAGATGATTGTGATACCAAAGTTATTGTAGTTGTTGACCCAGATCCTGTAAGCCCTGATGGGGCTTGAAATATTTTAGCGCCATTGCCAGCTGCTGCGTTTGTTGCAATATAATCAACTCTAACTACATTACCTACTGTAAGTTTGTTACCAACATTACCATCACCAAATAGTACTTGATATGCACCATTTAGTGCTTCTTCAATAAAAAATACTTTACTTGTGCCAGTGACCGAGATAATGTTATCCGAGAATGTATAATTAGTTAACGTAAGATCAGTCACTGAGGATTGTATTCGGACCCTCGCTGTTGTTGTATCTACGTCAGGGTTTGCCATAAACACCGGACCTTGCACACTAGTCGCTTCTACCAGCTCAGAGTTTATTACTCTAGATCCTTCTACTAACTCAACGTTTGTAAGTGCAAAAATTTCTACGCCATCTAATAAAGATCTACTTGCAACATAATCTTCTTTTGGGTAAAAGTTCAATGTCTTTCCGTCGATGCTGCTTTTGAAAATAGCATCGCGTGAGAGTGTGAAATTGCTGCCTGCATATGAAGAATCAGGAACAATAGTCACGTTGATAGTAGCTCTTGCTGCTCTAGCCGATCGTGCTGTATATCCCATAGTCTTAGCAATAGATGCCACTGAGCTTCTTTTTACAGCAGAATCTAGAAACGCTTCGTTTGCTGTCATGTGCGCTAATATAGCATTGTAATGCGTGTTGTATGACAGCAGATCAATCAGCACAGCCATACCAGAGGCTTCAAAATCATAGTCTTGAAATTCTGATTGATCTCGCAGGTACAATTTTAAATTGTTCTTAATACCTTCAAAATCTAATTCTGTTACACTTCGTGTTGCCATGTTTGATCTCTTTTAATTTTATTTATGCGCTAAAAAATTATCTAGCTCTTTTCAGAGAGGTGCTAAATGTCTGTGGTGCCGACACACCCAAAACATGAAAGTCAAGTTGTATCTTATACAAATTATTGTTAAAGTCAGGGTAGACTATGACTTGGTCGATCCTAACTCTTGGCTCGTAATTTGATATGGTTTCATCGATTATATTAGCAATCGCCTTCGCTGTGATGTTGTCCATTGGTTCAAACAACAACCCTGCAATAGGCGAGCCATAATTCGGTGCAAACGGCTTAGAATAAAAAGGAGTGAGCATTATATTTTTTAACGCTTGCTTCACTGCTTCAACATTAGTTTTTTTATAGATGTCCTGAGTCACAGGATTCGATGAAAAATCCATGTCGATATCTGAGTATATTCTTGCTGTAGCCATAATAGTTATTTATATGTCCTTTAGTTGCCGGATACGGTATCTACTGTATTTTCTACAGTATCTAAGCCGCCTTGTACTTTATCTAATATATCACCAAATAAATTGCCGCCAGCACCTTCTTTCAACGCGCCAAACGGGTTGCCGCCTTTGAGTGCGTCTAATGAGATGTTTCGTTTTCTAGCAAATCTAGGCACGCCATTCATTCTAAAGGCTTGTCCAGGCTCTTCACTCACAGTGAATCCTTGCTTGTCTGGGTCCAACTCTACCTCGACTTCTACCTTACCAGCAGCGTCTTTGAAGTTACCAACTACATCTGGGAATTTACCTTCTGCTACAATACGCTTTACATTGATTTCTGGCATCGATAATGGGATGCCTTTCAATACAAACTCACCACCAATGTTTTGTATGTTAGGAACAATCTCACATATCTTGTCAAGATCATTGCCTGCTTCGTTTAAAATGCCTACGATATTATCAATATCAACATCTAAATCACCGTATTTGTCTTTAAGATTCTTCAAATATAATGCAGAACCTACAACACCTGCTGCGACACCAGCATATTCATCAACAAAGCCTTTTATATCAGCCGGCAGTCCTGGAATCATACCACCTAGTGCATCAAGCGGATTTGCCAAGAGTTGATTCAAAATCTGTATCTTTGATTGTAAAGAAGTTAGCAATTGTGCTTCCACATATCCTGGAACAGACGCAATTTTATACGGCAACGCTACTAATGCAGTATCTGCAATGTTGAGCAATTGTTCGACGTTAGCTGATAAATCCTTTACAAGTTCTGCGGGACCACAAGACATTTAAAACTCCTTATTAACCTAAACCTACTGCTGTAGTACCAGATGACGAACCACCGCTGATAATGTGTCGGTGTGTTGCAAGTGTCGCTGAGCCTGACGTAATTATCGGTGCAACCACTGAAGCTGCTGTGAGTGCCCCTGTCATTGCCACAGTTGCAGAAGTGACTGTCACACCTGCTGCTGTAATACCTAGTGAAGCGGTTGTTATCGACGTTGCCGCAGATACATGTGTGTATGACGCAGCGTTCACAATATGCGAACCAATAGTATTAGTTGTAAACACGCCGCCCGTGTTAATCGTAGTTGCACCAACAGTACCTACATTGAAGAATCCAGATGAAAAACTAATTGCACCTGTAAGTGCAGTACCGAAATCAATGTCTTTCAATGAGAACACTCTATATGCTCCAAGTTCTGACGTAATATTATATCCCATTAATGCTGACTGAATGATCTTCATGCCTACTTGTGTATTGTAGTTTTGTCCGACCATCACATCTCTACGCCCTAGAACAGTAAGTTTATCACCGCCTAATCCTAGACCACCCTGACTGCCAACACGCACACCTCTGCTACCGTTGATGTTCATACCGTAATCAGATTCAATTTCGTTTACATGATTACCCTGTGTCTTCTCATGTTTTGTGCCACGAACAGTAGAAAACTTATTGCCCGTGATGTCTTCGTAAAAGTCTCCCTTGACATTCAGGGTCATATCACCCTCAACAGTAATATTGAAATCACCTTTGATAAACATATTCTTATCTTTGATTACGATCTCATAGTCTTCACCAACAACTTTATTTACTTTTGTGCCATCGGGCTGTATCTCTTCAAACGTGCCTGTTCTATGAAAGTTGTGAATTCTTTCTGCACCTGGTGTATCATCGACTTCAAATATATGACCACTTTCAGTTTCTCGCACATGATTGTATGGGTACTTTGTTTTCGTTTCCGCTGACCCTTGAGGATCAGGTTCGTCCCAAGATGATTCGGTCTTCCTAGCTTTTACTGGATCGCCATCGATCTCAGGTGCAAATGCAATTGGCACACCTTCTACTTTCATTTCGCGCTTGACTGCTAAAGAATAATGCTTCTCTGCAATGTCTTCTCTGCTGAGTCTAGGTATGTCAGACTCTGGAACTGTGTTTCTGCCTGATGCATTGTCACTGAATGGGTACACGCCATTAGGGTCATTGAATCCAACGTTTTCATTTGGGGGCTGCATAGAAAGTGCAGACAGAGATCCCATAATAACAGGTATCTGTGAATCGGCGCCATCAGCAAAAAATCCAAATACATGTGAGCCTTCTACAAGTCCGGTTGCTGATTGTCCTATACCCGAAACACTTGCTGAAGTTACTGGATTCATTAGCACTGCAAGAGGCAGATCTTCTGTGGGTAACTCCGATTTGTCCGCAGTGTGATATCCTAAGATTCTTACTCGCACTCTTCCGATTTTAGCAGGATCGTTTCTATCTTCTACTACACCTTGCCACCATGCAAATTGCGGATATATCATTATACCACATCCCCTATACTATCACGCGCAATTTCTAATATCATTTCATGTTCTCTTGTCACGCTGACTTGATGTCTGATTCCTGTAATTACATATATGCCAGATATTTGAGGGTCAAACAATTCTTCAATATTTGGATTTATACCCTTTTCACCTACGTTGGGGTAGTTAAAACGTATCAGCTTACCGACTTCAATGTCTGTTTTACCTGGTACAGTTATTTCATATTTTATAGCAGACAGTTCAGCCAGTGCAGTATTTCTAAATGCAGTTGCTGTAACCTGATTGACATTGAATGCATCATTTTCACCGAACAATCCAGATGCACCAGCTTTAAAGTTGATTACTGATAGAGGATCTGATTTGACAGTTTCGCCATGCGGTGCTGTCTGTGTAATATGCTTGAATGTATTGAATGTATCTGGTAGCAAATTCTTTAACTGCGCTGAACGTTCTGCATGCTGACTAGTATAATCAAATCGAATGTCATATAAATCTTTGTTTGCAAAGTCATATGCAAAAGTAGTGTTGCCGTAGTAGCCACTCATTCTGTTATCTAATTGGTCATAGTATACAGGAAAATCAACATTAGCCACAGTTATCATTTGGTCTGATTCATACGGCGAGGAATATGTAAATCCACTTGTTCGATTGTCCTGCTTAACATCTTTCGACTCATCCAGAGTACTTACATAACTATATTCATCATATAAAGTTTTCGACTTTATTTGTTCCTGAACCAAAGACGATATAGAAGTAAAATAAAAATACTTATTGGATTCAAAGAACATTACATTGGGCATCTTTAATTCTTGCCCAATAGAATTTTTAGCTAGAAAATTTAAACATTTGAATGGCGACCAATGAGATGCGATAAACTCAAAGTTGTTTGTATTGTGCGGAGTGTCGTGTAACAGTACTTCACTGGTAGTCGAATCTCCTCCCTTAATTCTAGGCTCTTTTAAGTCTTCAAATATCTGAGACGCAATAACATCAGTGCCGCCTGTGTATTTTTTTGCAAGGCGAGTTATACTATCTTTCTGACCTTCAATTGACATAAACTGAAGTTCATAAAATTGCTGCCTATCATTGTCAAGTTTTCTATTCGTCACCGAATATATCGAAAAGGTCTTGTGTATTACTTGACTCGGATCATCGGATAGAAAAGGTGTTTTAAGTTTAAAGGTAATAAACTCATCGCCCGTAAATAACTTGCCTAAAATATTCGCTGCATCAGAAATTACAGCACCACCAAACATACATGGCTGATAGATGCTCTCTGACAATGAAAGTTCCATCAAAAAGTTATTTAGATCTATTTTATCACCTGTAGATGTTGTTAGAAAAACTTCTTCAACTCTCACATCACCGGCAGTTTGTTGGGAACTTTCCGCCATTATGCAGCAACCAACAGTTTGAATTCTTGTACAAAATCATTCAGATGTACAGGACGTAACAGAAGAATTTCCTGTCTTGCTTCATTCTCCAATTCTTCGTGTTCTAAATGTGTGATAGGAATCAACTCACCACTTGCTATCTGTGTAGGATTGTAGTCACTGCATATCAATGGTCTAGCTGCCAGGGCATAGTGATGTATTTCATTTTCATTACCTGCACCATAACGCTGTTTTACCATTGCCTGCAATTGTTCAGGCGTAAAGTACCACTCATTATAAGGATCTATTATATTATTAATCAGTAGAATTACCCAGTGATACTCAGGATCTTTATATAATTGGTATGCGATGTCCTCGGGTCTTTCGCCGGATCTAAGCGTGTACCGGTCAAGAAACATTTCATTCACAATGAATTTATCTCGAGGTACCACTCTTC